TAGAGTTAAAACCATCTCGATAAGTTTCATCTTATCGTCTAGTTTATCTACAAGCTCAACATCTCGAATATTATAATTGATGTAATTGGTGAAATCGTTTTCATAGAACTCATGAATAGTTTCATAACCTAGTTCGTGAAAATCTAATTTCTTTTCACCAAGTTCAGTCAATGCTATATGATCTAGACGATATGATTCTTGTTGTGTGTATGTAAACTTCTTATACATCTCTAGATAATCAAGGACTGCAACACCTACGATCGTTATTAGTATGTGTTCCTTTCCCATGAATTTGGTCGTCTTCTCATTGATATGTTTCCACGGTGAAAGGCGTTTGCATTCTTTTTCATCTAAAACCTGGCGAATACGATTGACTAGATATGGAATATCGAAGAAAGATATATTCCATCCAGTCAAAATATCTGGTGCTCCGTAGCGTTCCCATTCATCTAAGAACGCCATCAATAGATGTCTTTCGTTCTTACAATGAATATATTTTACGTCTTGACGTTCTGGCTCATAATTATTGCAACCAAACACATAGAAAATTTTATCTTTCTTAAGTGTGATTGCTGTAATTTCTTCACTAGCAGAATTTACATTCGGAAATCCATTTCCCGCATATACTTCGATATCTATATTAGCGACTCGAATTCTATCAATATCATATACAACTTCATTTCGATATTCTTCATTGAGCCAAGCATATTCGTATCTGGAAAATCCATAGATAGGAAATCCGATAACATTTTTATAATTATCGATGAAGTTTTTAGCTTCAGTAACAGAATCAAACTCTATTGGTTCTAGGGGTTGACCTTCTATGCTAGACCAAGATGCGTCTGACTTGTTCTTTGCTGGAACAAATAATTTAGGTTTGTAGTGTATTTTTTTAGAGAATGCTCCGTCGTCATCGTATCCACGAACAAGAACATTATCGCCCCACAGAATGGCTGATGTGTAGAATTTTCTCAAAGAATTTCCAATAAGTCAATAACATATTATACTTCATTTACATCAAAACGTAAAGGCTTATTTTGAAAAAGGAATAATATTTCCTGTAGTTTTTGCTACAACTATTCCAGAACCAAATGCCGAATTATACGCATTTCTAATATCTGCATTTGGTTCGTATGAAAATAAAATATGCTGAGTTGAAATTCGAATTTCTTTATTATCTGCAAACATCAAATAGTCTGCTAATCCCATAGATGGTCGACCATCACGACCATTTTGAATAATCATAGATGCTGGGGCCTTTAAGGTAACATATGATTCAGCTGATGACATATCTGCAATAACTTCTTCACCGTTAATCAATCGTATAATCAATATATCATTCATTATTTTTTCTTTGCCTTTTCTGGAACCTTCTTACCATCAAATTTTTTGTGAATTTTAACAATTCTGCATTTTTGAGTAGTCTTACCCTTTACAGTTACATTTTTGCAAACTTTTTTGCTCTCAGCTGCATAAACACTACTATTCAATCCAAAAAATAATAATGTTCCCATCAAAATTAATGCAGATAGGTTTCTAACCATAGTAATTTTCCTTTAGTTAAAGTGCTGGAGGTTCTTCCTGTTGTGGTTTTTTAATTGGTGCTACAGGAATTGATACTGCGGGAATCGGTGCTGCTGGAATCGGTGCTTTTGGTGGTTCAATATTGCTAGATGCGCCAGCTACCTTCTCTTGTGTCCTACCAAATGCAGCAATGCCTAATACCGCACCCATAGCTATATGAAATAATCCAGCACCTTGAAGTGTGAGTGGCATCCATTGAGAAATAGGTTGCTTAGTCAAAACTTGAGCCAAACTCCAAATAATTGGAAACACTGCCATATCTAGTAAACAAATAATCATATAAGTCCAACCCATAGCAGGTCTCCATTTCTTTTGCATCCAATCTTCTTCTGCCATTTAAGCTCCTAAAACGTGCAGAGCATGGGCATAATGTTTTTTTCGATCCTCAATTCCAAGAGTTCCGCCGTTGATACGTTTGGTCATTGTTAAAATATCGCCGCTATCAGCATATTGGTTTAAATTATTCTCACTCCAAAAATATGCAGCTGATTGAACAGCGCCCTCAAATGTCGAAAGATATTCTGGTAATTCTTCAATAGGAGTCTCGATACTTTCTGCGAATGCAGTATAATTATCCTTTCCTGTTAGTTGAATCAATCCACGACCACAATAACGATATCCATCACCTGATGCTTCATCACCATTACCCATACGATTACCATAAGCACGATTTGCGATCATCTCCGGCTTATGTGCATATTTATTTGCTATTTCCATTGTTGGAAATAATCTCGGCCAAACTCTACATAAAGATGCGGCCTGATAATTTAAATTTTCTTTCAGTGCCTTAAATCCTCCGCTTTCATGAGCACATTGAGCAATAAAAGCAGCAACTCTTTGTGGAGTCGTTATATCATAGTCAGGAAGCACTTTAGATAAAGCGTCATACCATTCATCTAAATATGGTGTACTTGGAAGAATTTCTTTAAGATGATTTTTTGTGAATTCGAATGACATGGACATAGAAAATATACCTTATAGAATTTTTTCTATTTATAAGATAGGGAGGATAATTCCCTATCTTATCTCACATATATTTTAATCTTTTCGAAGTTTTCTGACTTGTCCGAGGTATAAGCATATAGATCTATATATCTCGATAAGTTTAGCCACGATCAGCCTCCGTCAAAAATTCTTTAACATAGGCGTCATTTGTAACATTACGAACGGGTGGATAAAGAGATGTGTTAATCTCAATCTTTTTTGGCTTTTTATTGTCAGGAACAATATACTCCAAAGAAATTTTGAGCATACCATCTTTTAAATCTGCATTTCGAATTTCAACATTATCTGCTAATTCGAATTTTCGTTTAAAAGATCGATCAGCGATTCCTTTATGTAGGAATTCTTCTTTAGAATCGCTAGTTTTTGCTGATGCAGAAACAGTCAAACTTCCATCAGTCAGTTCTATATCAATATTTTCTTTCGAGAATCCAGCAACAGCTAATTCAAGAACGTAGAAATTCTTTTCTGTCTTTTTGATATTGTATGGAGGATAACCCGGAACAGCTTTACTAAGCGCGGTATTGAAGAGCTCAAGACGATCAAACATCTTATCATAACCAATTGAGAACGGATCAAATTTATGTAGGTCTAACAGTGTCATATACATCTCCTTATATTAAGCAAGATTAAAATAAAGCTCCCGAAGGCAGCTTATTCGAAAACAATCGACTGATTGTCTCTGAATTTATTTATAACGTAGTTTCAACTAGATCGTTTTTTTCCTATGTTATATTTTTGCTCTAATATCCATTCAGATTTTTCTTTGTATGCAATAATCTTTATCTGTGATATTGGAGCGACTGGACTTTTTGTTTTTTCTGGATTGATAATTTTATATAAATTCCACTCTGCAAGAAGATTGCTAATCGTATTTCTACGAGCAATATCATCCTCAGAAAAATTCGTAGGCTTTCCATCCAAAGCAAAAAGCTCTTTGAAATGAACGATGAAATATCTATTTTGTTTATGTAGAATATGACAAGACTGGAATATTTTTTTATCTTTCTTTGAAGCTACACCAATTCGTGTCAGAGTTTCCCGAATCTTTAGAAAATCGTCGGGAGATTCTAATAGAACTTCAATCATGTTATCGACTATTATATTCATCATAAGCACCTTTAATACATATATCTAGTATTTATAATAATCTACTTTTTCGTTCCTCCAGTATAGATGTAGTCTTTCACAATTTCAAACTGTTCATTCGTTAGAATCTTCGATATATCTATGGCTTTTCTAAGATTACACTTATAAACTTCTTGAATTATGTCTAATTTTTTAGATTCTTCTGGCTTTAACCACTTACTAAACCTTTTACGACTTCGAAGGCTTTTCATATAGAAGTCATACTGTAATAGATTATCTAGATGACCCATACGATTCATTTCATTTGCATACAGAATAGAATCAGCGTGGAATGATAACGAGCGATTCGCTAAGAAAGGTTTATAATCTTTTTCTGCAAGATCATCATTCTCAGTTCCTCGCATCATATCTTTTTTGATATGACTCACACTGTTTATATAATCAAATGGACTACTCATAATCTATTTGAACTGACAATCAGCCATGATGGAAGTCATACAAGCGGCGATGTTTATCTCTTGATCTACAACGAATGCGCTCTTGTATTGATAATCACCAAGAATCAGAACTAATTGAGGAACAGATTCCGGCTTAAGATAATCATATGCAGATTCATATAATTTACGAAAGAGAGTATTTGTTTCCATCGCGTTATTCTGTGCAACCCATTTCCGCATAGAAGTAAAATCGCGCTCTTTAAGGTATTTAATAATATCTTTCAAATCTACATCTGCAACCTGAGCTAAAATTCCGGCATCGATTTTACCAGTCGCTGCGTGGCGTTGCAGTTCGTTTAGAACGCGACGCCAATCCGGAAAGAATTTAATGATAAGCTGTGAAACAACTTTCTTATCGTATTCAATCCCTTCTGCTTCTAGAATAGTATAAGTTCTTTTCAGGAACTGTGTCGCAAGTTCAGCCTTTTCGTTGGCATCTATCTTAAAATCAATAACAGAGCATCGAGAATGCAGAGGAGCAATAATTCTATTCTTAAAATTGCATGTCAGAATAAATCCACAATTACTCGAGAACTCTTCCATGAAATTGCGAAGAGCTGGCTGAGTCGAATTAGCATTTAGATAATCCGCTTCATCCAATATAACATACTTCCGATCTGAAGTGAAAGAAACAGTTGCAGCATAATTTCGAATATCATTTCGAAGCGTATCGATATTACCATTCATCGATCCGTTGATAATAATATAATCGCCATTAATCTCGTCCAACATCGCACGAGCAACTGTTGTCTTTCCGACTCCTGACCCACCACTCAATAATAGATTTGGAATTGCTTTATCATCAACAAACTTTTGAAAGACTGTTTTTAGATTATTGGGTAGAATACAATCTGATATTTTGTGGGGGCGATACTTTTCAACAAATAAAAATTCTTCACGAGCAAGCATTTAAACTCCATAATATAAATTGCAATTGTTAGGTGGCAGTCGAACCTTGCTCTGTTGCAATCCAATACTCAATATCACCAGTCTTAGATTTGAAATTTGCAATACCTTTGGCTGAGACAGTTACGTCATAGTCACGAGGAAGCAACTTCAAATTTTCTACTTTAAAAATCATATTGTAATTAGTCGTAGAAGTTCCGACCAGATAATTAAAGAAGGCGCCTGCGTCGTGTCGTGAATCAATCGCAGTAAGAGATGCTGATCCATCTTTTCCTAACAGAGCAACTTCTGGCAGCATCATAACTCCTGCAGCCTTAATCGCTTGAGCCATAACTTCCTTCATAATTGTAAATGTGACATCTACGCTAGGAAGAACGATATCTTTTTCTGGAGGAGTTGCGATCGTAGAGATACTAGCATACGGAACTCTACCAAATGCCGGACCATTTTTAATTTCAACAGCTGTTTCACCGAAACTGAACTCAGGATCTTCAAACATCGCTGCTGTGTTGATGAATATGTTCAGATCATAAATCGCACATTCTTTCGGAAATGTTTCTGAAACGATCGCCTGAGCCAGAATAGTTTTCTGTGGCGATACAGTTCGGATTTTACTTCCTGGTTTCAATACAACAGACATATTAATAGAAGAAAAGTTTTTCAAAATTTCAATTGTTTGCTTAGAAAGTTTCATTTATTACTCCATTATTAAAATATAATTATAACACACTCAATTCAAAATGTCAATCACTTCTTCTTCTTTTTCTTCAGCATACTTATATCAGCTGTGGCAGTCACTCCAAGATTAGCTAGATCTACCAATGATCCACCAAACACATATGTTCCTTGATGCTCAAGTTTCATCCACGGACACAGCCAAACTTTCATTCCAGCATCTCTAGCATACTGACAGAACATATAATCTTCCGACAAGTATCTCTTTGTTTTCGGATCAATCACGCAATCAAAATATGCATGAATCTCGCGCGATCCATCAAAATGCTCAGTGCGAACATGATCTGGCTTATATGAAAGATGTGGATATGCGGTTTTGAATTTCTCAAATACACCGCGCTGAATAATCATAAATCCAGTTCCGCCTTCTAGAACTTCAACTGGTTCATTTAGAGCGATAGACTCTTGACCATCTGTCGGATTGAAAACATAGTCTCCAACATATTTCTCTAATTGTTGTGGATCTTTATCTGCAAATCCACGATCAACAGCCTTCTTAATCTTCTCCCAAGAAATACATTTCTTTGGATATGGACCACAAACAACTTCTTTATCGCTTCCAGTTTCTGCAATTACAGAAAGAGCGATTACATCGTCTGGATCAAAACCAATATCTGCATCGATAAACATTAGATGCGTGCAATCGCTTCGCAAAAATTCATCTACTAGATAATTTCTGGCTCGCGTGATTAGCGATTCGTTATATAGATAGAAAAACCTAACATCCATTCCATATTTGGAAGATAGTATTGCTAGGTCAGCAGACGATTTACAATATTGACCAGTGCACATTCCACCATACATTGGTGTGGCAACAAAGATCTTTCGTTTGCGAAGTTCTTCGATAGATACTGAGATTTCAATAGACATAATATTTCACCTTTAACATTCACATCAAACACTTATTTATATTCAAATTCAGTATATTTGTATCAACAATAGAAAAACAGGGGAATTAATTCCCCTGTTTTTCTATTGTTGATACAAATATACTGAATTTGAATATAAATAAGTGTTTGATGTGAATGTTAAAGGTGAAATATTATGTCTATTGAAATCTCAGTATCTATCGAAGAACTTCGCAAACGAAAGATCTTTGTTGCCACACCAATGTATGGTGGAATGTGCACTGGTCAATATTGTAAATCGTCTGCTGACCTAGCAATACTATCTTCCAAATATGGAATGGATGTTAGGTTTTTCTATCTATATAACGAATCGCTAATCACGCGAGCCAGAAATTATCTAGTAGATGAATTTTTGCGAAGCGATTGCACGCATCTAATGTTTATCGATGCAGATATTGGTTTTGATCCAGACGATGTAATCGCTCTTTCTGTAATTGCAGAAACTGGAAGCGATAAAGAAGTTGTTTGTGGTCCATATCCAAAGAAATGTATTTCTTGGGAGAAGATTAAGAAGGCTGTTGATCGTGGATTTGCAGATAAAGATCCACAACAATTAGAGAAATATGTTGGAGACTATGTTTTCAATCCGACAGATGGTCAAGAGTCTATCGCTCTAAATGAACCAGTTGAAGTTCTAGAAGGCGGAACTGGATTTATGATTATTCAGCGCGGTGTATTTGAGAAATTCAAAACCGCATATCCACATCTTTCATATAAGCCAGATCATGTTCGCACTGAGCATTTTGATGGATCGCGCGAGATTCATGCATATTTTGATTGCGTGATTGATCCGAAAACAAAGAGATACTTGTCGGAAGATTATATGTTCTGTCAGTATGCTAGAGATGCTGGAATGAAAGTTTGGCTGTGTCCGTGGATGAAACTTGAGCATCAAGGAACATATGTGTTTGGTGGATCATTGGTAGATCTAGCTAATCTTGGAGTGACTGCCACAGCTGATATAAGTATGCTGAAGAAAAAGAAGAAGAAGTGATTGACATTTTGAATTGAGTGTGTTATAATTATATTTTAATAATGGAGTAATAAATGAAACTTTCTAAGCAAACAATTGAAATTTTGAAAAACTTTTCTTCTATTAATATGTCTGTTGTATTGAAACCAGGAAGTAAAATCCGAACTGTATCGCCACAGAAAACTATTCTGGCTCAGGCGATCGTTTCAGAAACATTTCCGAAAGAATGTGCGATTTATGATCTGAACATATTCATCAACACAGCAGCGATGTTTGAAGATCCTGAGTTCAGTTTCGGTGAAACAGCTGTTGAAATTAAAAATGGTCCGGCATTTGGTAGAGTTCCGTATGCTAGTATCTCTACGATCGCAACTCCTCCAGAAAAAGATATCGTTCTTCCTAGCGTAGATGTCACATTTACAATTATGAAGGAAGTTATGGCTCAAGCGATTAAGGCTGCAGGAGTTATGATGCTGCCAGAAGTTGCTCTGTTAGGAAAAGATGGATCAGCATCTCTTACTGCGATTGATTCACGACACGACGCAGGCGCCTTCTTTAATTATCTGGTCGGAACTTCTACGACTAATTACAATATGATTTTTAAAGTAGAAAATTTGAAGTTGCTTCCTCGTGACTATGACGTAACTGTCTCAGCCAAAGGTATTGCAAATTTCAAATCTAAGACTGGTGATATTGAGTATTGGATTGCAACAGAGCAAGGTTCGACTGCCACCTAACAATTGCAATTTATATTATGGAGTTTAAATGCTTGCTCGTGAAGAATTTTTATTTGTTGAAAAGTATCGCCCCCACAAAATATCAGATTGTATTCTACCCAATAATCTAAAAACAGTCTTTCAAAAGTTTGTTGATGATAAAGCAATTCCAAATCTATTATTGAGTGGTGGGTCAGGAGTCGGAAAGACAACAGTTGCTCGTGCGATGTTGGACGAGATTAATGGCGATTATATTATTATCAACGGATCGATGAATGGTAATATCGATACGCTTCGAAATGATATTCGAAATTATGCTGCAACTGTTTCTTTCACTTCAGATCGGAAGTATGTTATATTGGATGAAGCGGATTATCTAAATGCTAATTCGACTCAGCCAGCTCTTCGCAATTTCATGGAAGAGTTCTCGAGTAATTGTGGATTTATTCTGACATGCAATTTTAAGAATAGAATTATTGCTCCTCTGCATTCTCGATGCTCTGTTATTGATTTTAAGATAGATGCCAACGAAAAGGCTGAACTTGCGACACAGTTCCTGAAAAGAACTTATACTATTCTAGAAGCAGAAGGGATTGAATACGATAAGAAAGTTGTTTCACAGCTTATCATTAAATTCTTTCCGGATTGGCGTCGCGTTCTAAACGAACTGCAACGCCACGCAGCGACTGGTAAAATCGATGCCGGAATTTTAGCTCAGGTTGCAGATGTAGATTTGAAAGATATTATTAAATACCTTAAAGAGCGCGATTTTACTTCTATGCGGAAATGGGTTGCACAGAATAACGCGATGGAAACAAATACTCTCTTTCGTAAATTATATGAATCTGCATATGATTATCTTAAGCCGGAATCTGTTCCTCAATTAGTTCTGATTCTTGGTGATTATCAATACAAGAGCGCATTCGTTGTAGATCAAGAGATAAACATCGCCGCTTGTATGACTTCCATCATGGCTGATTGTCAGTTCAAATAGATTATGAGTAGTCCATTTGATTATATAAACAGTGTGAGTCATATCAAAAAAGATATGATGCGAGGAACTGAGAATGATGATCTTGCAGAAAAAGATTATAAACCTTTCTTAGCGAATCGCTCGTTATCATTCCACGCTGATTCTATTCTGTATGCAAATGAAATGAATCGTATGGGTCATCTAGATAATCTATTACAGTATGACTTCTATATGAAAAGCCTTCGAAGTCGTAAAAGGTTTAGTAAGTGGTTAAAGCCAGAAGAATCTAAAAAATTAGACATAATTCAAGAAGTTTATAAGTGTAATCTTAGAAAAGCCATAGATATATCGAAGATTCTAACGAATGAACAGTTTGAAATTGTGAAAGACTACATCTATACTGGAGGAACGAAAAAGTAGATTATTATAAATACTAGATATATGTATTAAAGGTGCTTATGATGAATATAATAGTCGATAACATGATTGAAGTTCTATTAGAATCTCCCGACGATTTTCTAAAGATTCGGGAAACTCTGACACGAATTGGTGTAGCTTCAAAGAAAGATAAAAAAATATTCCAGTCTTGTCATATTCTACATAAACAAAATAGATATTTCATCGTTCATTTCAAAGAGCTTTTTGCTTTGGATGGAAAGCCTACGAATTTTTCTGAGGATGATATTGCTCGTAGAAATACGATTAGCAATCTTCTTGCAGAGTGGAATTTATATAAAATTATCAATCCAGAAAAAACAAAAAGTCCAGTCGCTCCAATATCACAGATAAAGATTATTGCATACAAAGAAAAATCTGAATGGATATTAGAGCAAAAATATAACATAGGAAAAAAACGATCTAGTTGAAACTACGTTATAAATAAATTCAGAGACAATCAGTCGATTGTTTTCGAATAAGCTGCCTTCGGGAGCTTTATTTTAATCTTGCTTAATATAAGGAGATGTATATGACACTGTTAGACCTACATAAATTTGATCCGTTCTCAATTGGTTATGATAAGATGTTTGATCGTCTTGAGCTCTTCAATACCGCGCTTAGTAAAGCTGTTCCGGGTTATCCTCCATACAATATCAAAAAGACAGAAAAGAATTTCTACGTTCTTGAATTAGCTGTTGCTGGATTCTCGAAAGAAAATATTGATATAGAACTGACTGATGGAAGTTTGACTGTTTCTGCATCAGCAAAAACTAGCGATTCTAAAGAAGAATTCCTACATAAAGGAATCGCTGATCGATCTTTTAAACGAAAATTCGAATTAGCAGATAATGTTGAAATTCGAAATGCAGATTTAAAAGATGGTATGCTCAAAATTTCTTTGGAGTATATTGTTCCTGACAATAAAAAGCCAAAAAAGATTGAGATTAACACATCTCTTTATCCACCCGTTCGTAATGTTACAAATGACGCCTATGTTAAAGAATTTTTGACGGAGGCTGATCGTGGCTAAACTTATCGAGATATATAGATCTATATGCTTATACCTCGGACAAGTCAGAAAACTTCGAAAAGATTAAAATATATGTGAGATAAGATAGGGAATTATCCTCCCTATCTTATAAATAGAAAAAATTCTATAAGGTATATTTTCTATGTCCATGTCATTCGAATTCACAAAAAATCATCTTAAAGAAATTCTTCCAAGTACACCATATTTAGATGAATGGTATGACGCTTTATCTAAAGTGCTTCCTGACTATGATATAACGACTCCACAAAGAGTTGCTGCTTTTATTGCTCAATGTGCTCATGAAAGCGGAGGATTTAAGGCACTGAAAGAAAATTTAAATTATCAGGCCGCATCTTTATGTAGAGTTTGGCCGAGATTATTTCCAACAATGGAAATAGCAAATAAATATGCACATAAGCCGGAGATGATCGCAAATCGTGCTTATGGTAATCGTATGGGTAATGGTGATGAAGCATCAGGTGATGGATATCGTTATTGTGGTCGTGGATTGATTCAACTAACAGGAAAGGATAATTATACTGCATTCGCAGAAAGTATCGAGACTCCTATTGAAGAATTACCAGAATATCTTTCGACATTTGAGGGCGCTGTTCAATCAGCTGCATATTTTTGGAGTGAGAATAATTTAAACCAATATGCTGATAGCGGCGATATTTTAACAATGACCAAACGTATCAACGGCGGAACTCTTGGAATTGAGGATCGAAAAAAACATTATGCCCATGCTCTGCACGTTTTAGGAGCTTAAATGGCAGAAGAAGATTGGATGCAAAAGAAATGGAGACCTGCTATGGGTTGGACTTATATGATTATTTGTTTACTAGATATGGCAGTGTTTCCAATTATTTGGAGTTTGGCTCAAGTTTTGACTAAGCAACCTATTTCTCAATGGATGCCACTCACACTTCAAGGTGCTGGATTATTTCATATAGCTATGGGTGCGGTATTAGGCATTGCTGCATTTGGTAGGACACAAGAGAAGGTAGCTGGCGCATCTAGCAATATTGAACCACCAAAAGCACCGATTCCAGCAGCACCGATTCCCGCAGTATCAATTCCTGTAGCACCAATTAAAAAACCACAACAGGAAGAACCTCCAGCACTTTAACTAAAGGAAAATTACTATGGTTAGAAACCTATCTGCATTAATTTTGATGGGAACATTATTATTTTTTGGATTGAATAGTAGTGTTTATGCAGCTGAGAGCAAAAAAGTTTGCAAAAATGTAACTGTAAAGGGTAAGACTACTCAAAAATGCAGAATTGTTAAAATTCACAAAAAATTTGATGGTAAGAAGGTTCCAGAAAAGGCAAAGAAAAAATAATGAATGATATATTGATTATACGATTGATTAACGGTGAAGAAGTTATTGCAGATATGTCATCAGCTGAATCATATGTTACCTTAAAGGCCCCAGCATCTATGATTATTCAAAATGGTCGTGATGGTCGACCATCTATGGGATTAGCAGACTATTTGATGTTTGCAGATAATAAAGAAATTCGAATTTCAACTCAGCATATTTTATTTTCATACGAACCAAATGCAGATATTAGAAATGCGTATAATTCGGCATTTGGTTCTGGAATAGTTGTAGCAAAAACTACAGGAAATATTATTCCTTTTTCAAAATAAGCCTTTACGTTTTGATGTAAATGAAGTATAATATGTTATTGACTTATTGGAAATTCTTTGAGAAAATTCTACACATCAGCCATTCTGTGGGGCGATAATGTTCTTGTTCGTGGATACGATGACGACGGAGCATTCTCTAAAAAAATACACTACAAACCTAAATTATTTGTTCCAGCAAAGAACAAGTCAGACGCATCTTGGTCTAGCATAGAAGGTCAACCCCTAGAACCAATAGAGTTTGATTCTGTTACTGAAGCTAAAAACTTCATCGATAATTATAAAAATGTTATCGGATTTCCTATCTATGGATTTTCCAGATACGAATATGCTTGGCTCAATGAAGAATATCGAAATGAAGTTGTATATGATATTGATAGAATTCGAGTCGCTAATATAGATATCGAAGTATATGCGGGAAATGGATTTCCGAATGTAAATTCTGCTAGTGAAGAAATTACAGCAATCACACTTAAGAAAGATAAAATTTTCTATGTGTTTGGTTGCAATAATTATGAGCCAGAACGTCAAGACGTAAAATATATTCATTGTAAGAACGAAAGACATCTATTGATGGCGTTCTTAGATGAATGGGAACGCTACGGAGCACCAGATATTTTGACTGGATGGAATATATCTTTCTTCGATATTCCATATCTAGTCAATCGTATTCGCCAGGTTTTAGATGAAAAAGAATGCAAACGCCTTTCACCGTGGAAACATATCAATGAGAAGACGACCAAATTCATGGGAAAGGAACACATACTAATAACGATCGTAGGTGTTGCAGTCCTTGATTATCTAGAGATGTATAAGAAGTTTACATACACACAACAAGAATCATATCGTCTAGATCATATAGCATTGACTGAACTTGGTGAAAAGAAATTAGATTTTCACGAACTAGGTTATGAAACTATTCATGAGTTCTATGAAAACGATTTCACCAATTACATCAATTATAATATTCGAGATGTTGAGCTTGTAGATAAACTAGACGATAAGATGAAACTTATCGAGATGGTTTTAACTCTA